TTATGTTTGTTGTTATGTTGTTAGATCGACTCACGAATGACATTGTATTCCAGAATAAGGTACAGCGGCTCAAATCCGGTTGTCTCATCGTCGGTCTCCATGGTGAATTTCAGGCCGTGGAAGATGTAATCTCCAAGGGCATGGGATTTATCCGGCCTTGCGATACGATACCCTGTGCGGCTTGGCGACAACGTGAAGGATGTCCCTGTAGAGCTTCCATCCCCATAATGTGTGCAAGTAACAGAATTTGTTGTGGTTGTCTTGGCTACCACTATCAATCCGAGGTTCCGCAGCTTGGTTTCAGAATAGACGGAGTCACCATGCAGCGCCATGTCGCCAAAGAAAAGAGTGTGTGAAATCGCTGTCCCATCGAATGTAGTCCCGTATTCCAGGCGTTCCATATAGCCGGTGTCCAGGAACCCGAAGGTATAGCTGTTCCCATAACCATCCTTGGCCGCCATGCCATATTGGAGGTCGTTGCCTGTCCCGCGATCAATCTCGAACCACCTCATCGACCGCATGTTCAGCACCAATTCTTTGTTTAGTTTCGTTGCGGTTGAACCGGATGCAAACAACCAATGCCATTCCATCGCTTCAGCATCGTAGAATCCGACAGACTCCCCTGCAAGCGCCGCCGTAAGGCTTTCATCCTTCTTTTTGTCGAAATAGTTGCTGATGTCCCAATGGACAGCAACAGGGGCGCGACCGTCGGAAAGATAGATCCCGTCATTCCCCTGCCAGATAGCCAGATTGCGGTTGAGGTTTTGTCCTTCGCCTGGGAGATTTATCAAGGTAATGGTCTTGGGGGCTGGACACCCTATGGTATTGGATACCCGATATAGTCCCGTTGTCCACTCTTCAGGGTTGTTCCCGGTTAGCGCCCACATTTCAGAGCGCTTGAAAAAGATTGTCATGGAATAGAAATTTCCGCCAAATTGGGCAAAAAGCTCCAATCCTCCTGTTATCGCGGTATCGTCACCGATAATCAGCTCTGTTGAGTCCGGGCCATTGAAACAGTCTGGGGTGCGAACAGACGATACCAGGACGGAATTCTTCATGTGATCGACATTGTTGCACAGCATCAACCGGCCCTTGGCATACAGGGGGAATTGATACCCGCGAATCTCATAGGGGGCCGGGATTCCAGCGCAGTAATCTATGTAACAGCCATTGTCAAGTTCTCCCGAAAAGGAGATTTTATAATAATATAGTGCAACGTCTTTGTTTTCCTTCTTTTTGTACTCAGAACCATATGGGACAGGGAGCCATGTAATTGAACCCGCCTTGCCGAGCGAAGCACTGTCGTCAAATGTTTCATCGACTATATTGGTTGCCGTTGTCCATGCCGATCCGTTCCAGTATTCCACCGTTGCCGTCGCTGTGTTGGTGTTTACGTGCTCAGGAGTCACGCCAAGCCATACCCCCTGCTGCGGCAGCGTGAAGCCAACCAATATCCAGCCTGTTACAATTGGAAGTTCGGAGACATTGGCATAGGTTTGTTTATCGAGGCTGTAAAAGTCTTCTTCGCGTACCTGTTGCGTGTAGTCAGTGTCCTTTTTAGATGTATGCTTGATGAAGCTCATACACTCTGCATATTCCCCACTCCACACATCATTCAAAAGCTGAAAGGGGGCTTGGACTGTAACATGTGAAATAGTGACCGTTGCATCAATCTCGCTGACCTGAATCTTGTAGTAATACAGCACAGCCCCGTTATACATTTTGAGTTTGGCTGTAGAAACTGTAGATGTAAAGGTGACTGTCCCGGTTTGAGCACAGGAGATTCCTCCGTCAGCCGTCCCATCGCTGAGACTGCTTACAGCCGCCCATTCCGTGCCGTTCCAATAATAAGCCGTCATGGTCGATGTGGCAGTGTTGGCGGTTCCAATATAGAATGTGAAACCGGACAGAGGGCGAGTCGCACCAAGGTAGAAGGAGCCTATACCGTCTTCATCGGGAACCACTGTGCAGACTTGAGAGGCGGTTGCCAATGTGTTCTGGACTTTCTCGGTCTGGTCATACTCAAACCCGGAGGACTTTGCATCGTAATTCAAGAATGCCCCGACTTCCGATTCATCGCCGCCCCATATGCAGGTATCAACGCCATTGCAATAACAGACATGCCCTTTGGGGGCGATAGAGAAATACCCTGTTCCGGCCCCTGAAGAATCCGACCACAGATCCGTTTCCACTCGGTCGCCAGCCGCCGGAACTGCCTGTGTAAACTGACGGACTTTAGACGCGCTGTGGTCCGTATTATAAGAATGCGTCAGTAGATGGTTTTCTAAAGGCTGGTCTTTGTCGAACTGGATGGCGTTCCGGGTATCGGTGTAGGTAGTGAAGGCCGTGGAATTGATCTTCGCCATGCCCCGCACACCTTCCAGGTTGTCGGAGGTATAGCGGACATTGGTAAGTTCCCGGTAGTTCTCCCCGATCAAGGAAGGGTCGAGGGATGTAATGAGCTTTTTGTTAAGGCGCAGCTCACGGCGATGGACGTTATTGCGTGGCATCTATACCACCCCTTCGTGCTTTTTTGTTCGTGTCCGTTCGGTCCGTTCGTGTCTGTTTGGTCAGTTCTTGCCTGTTCGTGTCTGTTCGTGTCTGTTCTCTTTCGCTAATTACTATCTATAACTTCGGTCGCGATAGCTTCGCTTCTTGAAATTGAACCTCAGGCCTGTTCGGTTCCTGCTGGAGTTCTCGTTGCGATTGGCCTCCCGGCACTTCAGGTCGAAGAACTTGTAGAACGCATCCCCGAAGTTGGGATCGCGATCCCGGTACTTGTAGAGCCACGCTGCATACATGACTAAGGCGCGTTTATAGTCCGGATCGAAACGGTAGGCCCGATAGGAAGAGTAGACCGGAGTGGGCTTCTGGAGATAGTAGAGAGTGATTGTGTACCCATCGGTGGACGGCGGCGGGTCAAGGATGAACTGTTTACGGCCACCGGGAACAATCACATAGGCATCGGAACTGTCCCAATCGTTGTCGGTTCCGTCGAACAGGGCGGTGATGAGTTCGGAGGTGGAGGTAACGGAAATTACAACTCCATCCGATCCGTCAGTCGTGTTGTGAATGGCATCCCCGGCCTTGACGTTAGCAAACGGGGCCGAGGTGTCATAGAGGATCGCTTCCCCGTTGGACAATGCGCCGGAAGAGGTTGCTGTTCCGGTAATGGGATCGTCCAGGGTAGACTTGTCGATAATGGAAAAGTTCCAGGGGATTGCTATGGAATCATCGTTGTTTGCTAACACAATCCCCTGGTGATCCCGCCACTTCAGCCAGTAATCCGAAGACCCATCATTCAGTTTGCAGACGTACTCATTCCGGTCATTCTGAAGATAGAGCTTCAGGAAATCGGCGTTGAGATCGTAGGCGGTCTGATCGGCAACGGTGGTTATGGCCTGGGTGGAGGTCAGACACCATGTCCGTGACACCAGCTCGCACGCCGCCTCATAGAGATGGTCGTAGGATGTCCGGGCGTCCATGAATGACGAGGTGCTGGCCTCATTCAGGGTGCTATACAGGGCGTCAGTGAGGGTTTTCCCATCCATAATCTATAAACCTTTCCGCTCAAGACTTCTATCGGTACTGGCTATCGTCTTAACGCTTCTACGTTCGATTCCTCACCCAACAGCTTGCTTGCGATCTTCCAGACCTTCTCCGCGCCGGTGCGGGTTACTTTGCCACCCGTTACCCTGACATTGGCTGCATGGGCGGCCTTGAGGGTGTCTCCGGTGAGCTTGATGCACGGCTCCGTCATTCGCCGCATTTCCTCCTGGGCGTAGGAGATTCCCCTGGTCTGCTGCATCTGATCGTAGGTGAACATCCGGTCGCGGATCTCATTCCCAAGTTCTTCGCGCACCCGATTGATCCGATCCTTGGTCTTGGATGATAGCTTTGGGACTGCCATCTCGAACTGGCGGAGCTTGGCTTCCTTGTCGATCAACGCCTGTTTGAATTCATTGAGCGATCCCTTCGGCACGAGGTCATTCTCTACGGCATGTTTGTCTCTACGGATTGACTCCCGGAGATTGTCTCCCATCACATCATAGTAGAACATAGGATAGGTGCTGGCGATGTTCCCTTTGCCGTTCTTGTCCGCCGCCCCGAAGAATACGAAATCCTCCGTGCTGTCAATCTGATCCTTCTGCTCTTTCCCGTTCCCCTGTGGTGCTCGTGTTTCTACTGACATACTGACTCCCTTTCGTAAATGATATATTAATGCTATGGTCTCCCTGGTAATATGCTGTTCTTCCCTCTATATTTAGGGCAGGACGGGCCAGGGAGAGGGAAACCCGCCCCACCCAAGGGGGAGCTGTGAAATATGAACCGTTACTGTTTTATTCTAACCGTCTGCCTGGTGCCGTATCCGTACATCAGCCCGTCATGAGACTGGAGCAATGTGGAATACCTTTCCTGAATCGACACGTTAATTCCTTGACCGAGCGCCATCCCTACCCAGAACTCTACTCCGGGTTTCTGGTAGGAATACTCCGACCCGTTCGCCATGTTGATGCCGTATAGGTTGATCTGTTTAAAACCCCTGTAGATAGCAAGAGCGATGGCATAGTCTACGGTATTGGTGAAATAGTCGGTACGGAACCGGGATACAATGGCGTCAACGGGGTAATTGGACAGGTCGATATAGGGAATCTGGTCCTCTCTTGCCTGTTTCCGGGATTTGAGCCAGAGTTGTCGTTCCTGTTCACCCCACCGGCCATCATCGTACACGTTCATGTCGATAACGAGGTCTACTTTACGATTCAGGTTGGTGAGAGTGATGCCCCAGGAGTATTCGTCCAATGGGGCTTTCTCCCAACCTTTTCCTCGCCCTATGATGTTAACTGAATGCAAGACCGTCCTTACGTTGTGGTATCAGTATATGGCCAGAGGACATTGGTCACGTTGTCGGCGGTCAGGTAGTTCCCGGAACCGCGTTTGGCGTTGATGTCCGATGCTTCCGCACAGGTAGCAATGGTCGTTACCGCTGCCGCAGAGATGAGGCGATTGTTGATGATGTAAAACAGATCCGAATTATCATCGACGGTCAAGGTGGCCGCCTGGATGAGGTTGTCTTTGATAACAGACCGCCAGGAAGTCGTTGTAGCAGCGTTCACGAGGATTCCAACCGCCGCCGATTCCAGGATGTCATTGCCGACAATTTCAGTCCCGCCAGCTTCACCTGCCCCAATGGAAATGGTAGCCGTAGCCACCGCCCCCTCGAACCGGCAGTTGAAGATCTTCAAGAACGGAGAGGCTGTCGAAGTGATGGCCGTGGTTGTGGTAGATGTTGCTGAAAAAGTACAACCGTGGAACTGGATGCCGGAACTGGAGTTTGCCAGGGTGATAATCGGCGATGCCACAGCCGGTCCCTTGAACCAGATGTTAAAGAACCGTGTGCCATAGTTTCCAGGATTAACGGGGGCATGGTTTCCGGTAATACCCGGTTTGCTGTTGGCGTCATAGGAACCCACCCCAATTACGTCGCATTTATTGGGGAAAGCAACAATGGTAGCGGTTTCAGTATCGGCAGCGTAGTAGATGGTGTTCCGTCTGGCCCACCGGTCTGATCCACGAGCGATGTCTATGTTATTCAGGACAACTGCACGAGCGAATGTTTTCAGGGGGGCTTCCCACGACAACCCGTCGTTGCTATCGCTTCCGCAGTTATTATCCACGAAATAGGTTGTGCCGGAATTGTCCTGCCCTGCTCCTCCATAAAAAGGAACTCCGCACACCTGAATTCCTTTCGGGAAAGAAGTTAAGCGCATATTTAGACTCCTGAGATATGGTTATGCCGGGAGTGGTTGGCCCCCGGCTGTTTGTTATATGGTCTTAAAGTTTACCTAACTCACTTGGTGCCCATACACGAACCTCCATTCTTTAAAACCGAATGCCACGCGGAACCGGATACTCCATTTGACGGCGAAGGTTTCAAAGTCGATGGTGGTGTTGGTTTCCTTGGGAACCCGGTCAATCATGAGGAGATGGCGTTTCATTTCCCGGCTGTCGACCACGAACCAGTTGTTGGGGTC